ACCGGCGGGTCATGTGCCGCGTCTTGGCCTCGTATTTGACCGGAGACGGGCCGAGGCCGGTCTGGCTGGAGGACTTCTACCCTCACGGCAAATCGGCCTTGGTGGCCCTCACAGGAGCCGCTCTTGTGGCAACCGGGCCGTGGCGGCGGTCTGGAGGTGCGGCTGGGGCGTGGGTGCAGGACCAGACCACGGAGGCACGGAGGCGGCGGCGGCAGCTTCTACGGGCTGTCCTGTCGGGAGAGTAGCAAAAACCGGTGGGGATGCCGCGAGAGAAGACCCCCCCTGCTGACGCTGAAACGCCCATATAACAAGGGCATCGCGCGACCCCCTAGGGGGGGCGAAATCCTTCGCGTGGGGTCAAGAAAAAACCTACGGCTGCAGGGGGGCGTGCGCGCCCGGAGGTTTTCGGGGGGGGGGGTCAATTTTGAGGCGGGTTGCCGAGCCGAGGCAGGAGCGACCATGCTGGCTGCTTGCGCTGCAGCCGTGGATCGACGTACCACGCAGCGGCGACCTTCTCCCCGCTGCCGTGACCATGGCCGAGGTAGTCGGCGGCACTGCCCCCTGCCGCCGAGTAGAACGACGCCCCGGTGCGGCGTAGCTGATGGAAGCCGACCCGGCGACCGGACAGCCCGGCACCGGCGAGGATGCCCTTGAGTCGCAGCCATAGGTAGGGTCGGTTGAGCGGCCACCAGAGCAGTTCGGGGCGACCGGCGGCACGAGCGCGGCGCAGGATGGCGACTGTCTCGGCAGAGAGCGTCACGACCCGATCGGCTCGACGGCCTTTCCTGGCGGCGGCAGGAACGGTGAGCGTGTCCCCGCGAAGGTCGCTCTGCTGGCAGCGGAGCAAGGCGCCGATCCGCTCACCAGACTCGTAGGCCAACGAGATCGCGGCCAGCCACCACGTTGCCGCCGGGACTCCACCTACGAACCCCTGCACCTTGGTCGTCGCTCGATAGAGCCGAAGCAGTTCGTCAGACGTCCAACTCGTTGGGGTCCGATGAGGCAGCGGCGTGGGCGGGCATGAGGGCATCCGCTCCAGCAGGCGACGTTCAAACGCCAGCCGGGCAAGGGCAAGGAGTTGCGACCGCTCTTTTTCGACAGTCCACGGCGAGTGCCGCATGGCCCGATGTTCAAGGAACGCGGCAATGAGCAACTCGTCACCGATGTCCTCGACGACGGCTGGTCGCTCAAGCCACTTGCTGAGTTGCCGGATCACGCACCCGTACAGGCGGATAGTGCTTTCGGATCGGCCGCGTAGTCGCAGCGGTCGGTAGGTCGTCGCAAAAAATTGATCAAGCGTCATCGTCGTGCTTCCCCAGAGATAGGTAGCACATCCATGCGTGGAGGCGTCCGGTCCTCCGACAGATTCCTGATGGCAGCGGTTGTGACGGCTGTGCTGATTGCACGGCCGACATGAGTCCCGTCCCCGCCATTCGCACGCTTCGTTGGCAACGCGGCCAACGGAGCGTGCTTTTGTTCCGCTGAAAAGTACGGGAGTGGAAACAAATGAGCAAACAGAAAGAGAGCGAGCCTGCCTACATCTCGGTGCCTGCGGCTGCAGAAATCCTTGGCTGTTCCGACGTCTGGGTGATCCGCTTGATTGAGAAGGGGACACTTGAGGGATTCCGCCTATCTGGCCGCGCTTGGGCCGTGAGCCGCGAAAGCGTTGCGAAGAATCTCCACGACTACCTGACCCGCGACCCAGCCGTTGCTGGGCGCAAGCGCACGAAGCTCGGATGAAAAATCCGATCGCCGCCCTATAGACACGAATCGTCACGAGCGTATGATGATGGAGGAACGGCCCGTGGAAACGAGCAGTGCAGTGGTCTATTTATCGTCGGTCGAAGCAGCGGCAAAGCTAGGGTGTGCGGTCAAGACCGTGACCCGTGCCGCACGTGCCGCGCGGTGCGGTGTCTACACGAATGGCGGGACGCGGCTTGCGGCAATTTCGCCGCTCGACCTTCCCCGCCTTCGCCCGCATATCCATGCGAGCAGCGGGAACCCGGTCTGGATCGCGGCCAAAAAGCCTGCGTCGCGCACCCGCAGTCGGCCCAAGCCCAGCGGCTGACCCCTGTTTTTCAGGGAAAAACGAATGGAAAATTATTTTTCTGCACCCTATTGACACAAAGCGACGATAGTCTATGATGTGGGTATGACGCGGCGGACACCGCGACAGGGTTCACAAACGGAGAACACGATCATGAGAAACGCTAGCAAGTTTGGTCAGGGTGGCTGCTACAAGTGCTGTGAGTGCGGCCGCAAGACCCGCGCTACGGGCGACAACGGTAACGTCGAAATGTGTCCCGAGTGCTACGAACGCTGTGCCATCGAGAATGAAATCTCCGACTGCGGCGAGACTCCCGAGCGTCTTGCCGAAGTCGAGGCGCTCAAGCAGGCGGCGATCAAGAAGGGCGGCAAGTTCGTCGCGACTACGGAGACGGTCGTCACTGTCGAGCCGGTCGCGGCTCCGGCTCCCGAGTCGCCGATTCTCAAGGCGCTCGAAATGTTTCGGCAGGGATATCAGTTGGCCTTCGAGGACGCTAGGGTCAAGTTCATCAAGAACGCCAGCTACTGCCCGTCGCAGGCCGTCCAGTGGGGCGAGTCGGTGGTGCGGGCGGAGTACGAGTTGGGCCTCGTCGTCCGGTGCCACGCCAAGATGACTTCTTGCGAAGGCAGCATCGAGGTTCTAGACGAGATCATCGCGGAGTTGACCGACGACCTCATCTCCAACGTCGGCAACGGCGAGTCCACCTCGCTCCTCTCCCGCGGCGTGTTCCTTGCTCAGCAGATGGGGCTGAAGAACGTCATCAAGATGCTGCGGGCGGTCCGTCAGTCCGCTAAGTGACCGATTGTTCGGATGCCCGACCTCCACAGTGGAGGTCGGGTCGGGGCCGCAAGACTCACCACTCACAGGGATTAGGTCGATGAACGTGCATGACGAGATGATCAGGATAGCAGCCTACCTCGGTCTGAATGTCGTTGAGCATTATGACGAAGATGGCGACCCGCCCACTGAATACCGAGCTGTCGATGAACGCGGTCAAGTTGTCGTCTACTCGCGGAGCGAGCGGGGGATGCTGGAAGGGCTTGAGCGAGAGCTAGACGAGGCTCACGCATTCGTTGTCGAGCCGGGACCGTGACAGGGTCTGACACGAGGAGTGTCTTAGGAGAATCCCTGCACGCTATTGACACAGTCTTCCGATAGGGTACGATGTGATCAGTCGGGGCAGACACCCCGGCAAGGTTCAAAACGGAGAACACGACCATGTTCAACAAGCGTCAAATGCGGCTCCTCACCCGGTTCGCCGAGAGAAACCAACACGCCCCCGAGGCCAAGCCGGGAACCGTCTGCAAGTGGGCTGTTGTGCCATATGTCGATGGCGACCGCGGTGAGGTCGATCGGGTCTTCATCCTTCGCCACCGCGCTGAGGAGTACGTCAGCGAGTGCTACGCGAAGGCCGAAGTCGAGGCGACCAACGAGGTCGAGCTTCGGATCGAACCGATATACGGGCGCTGAAATGCTGCCTTCTACATCTCAGGGACTTCCACTACCTTCCACACCTCACAACGGAGAGCGACGATGCGACTCAACGAGCAACGAGACAGGCTGATCGAGGGAATCGCAAACGCCAGTACTGACCTGACGCATATGCGAGCAGCGATCCTTCGGAAGATGGCCGCACCCTACGGCGACGGCTCAAGGTCGAACATGGTCAACGCCGAGACTGACGTCCTGCCTCGGCTGGCCGATATCATCGAGACGCTGGCTGCAACGCTGGAGGCGGTTGGTCGTAGCGAGGACGGCAAGCATCTCAAGATCGACTTGAAGAGCAGCCAGTGGATCGACGGGGGCGATTTCCTGGCTGGCGGAGGGAGGATGGGCGGCTAATTGTTCGGATACCCGTGCTGCGGGCGTTCCGCAGCACGGGTCGGGACTGGTGGGACACAACGGAGGACTAGACGATGAGTGCATGGTTTGAAATCGACAAAGACGGGCTGGCTGCGATCCTTGAGCGGCGAGGCAAAGCGTTCGCCTTGGCCGAGTTGGTCAGCAACGCGTGGGACAGCGGCACCGATATGGTGTCGATCACAATGACGCCGCTTGAAGGACGGCCGGTTGTTCACGTGGACGTCGAGGATTGGGGCGAAGGGTTCGACGATCTGGCCCACGCCTACACGATGTTCGCCAAGTCTCGGCGGGCGGGTGACGCAGAGAAGCGCGGCCGGTTCTGCCTCGGCGAGAAGCTAGTGCTAGCGTGTTGCCACAAGGCCACGATCACTAGCACGGGCGGTAGCATCGAGTTCGACGGCGGTGAGCGGCGGCGATCGAAGCGATCGCGGCAGCACGGCACGGTGTTCTCGGCTGACATGAAGATGACTCGCGCCGAGCATGAGGACGCCCTGGCGTTCATCCGGCGGATGATCCCGCCGGTCGCCACGACTCTCGACGGCGTGGAGATTCACAGACCCGACAGCCTGTGCCGGTTCAAGACGCGGCTCCCCACGGAGGTTGCTGACGCGGACGGCAATCTGCGTCGGACGATGCGGCAGTGCGAGGTCGAGGTCTACGACGGTTCCGACGGCGGCGAGATTCTGGAGATGGGTGTCCCGGTGGTCGAGTGCGATATGCCATACCGGGTCAACGTCCTCCAGAAGATCCCGCTGAACATGGATCGCGACAACGTAACGCCAGCGTTCCTCAAGGCGCTGCAGGCCGAGACGCTGAATCACATGCACGACCGGCTTGGCTCTGAGGAGGCGTGCGAGGCATGGGTAGCTGAGGCCGCTGCCGATGCTCGCGCGACGACCGAGGCGGTCGGCAGCGTGGTCAAGCAGCGATTCGGAGAGCGTGCCGTGATCGCCGTGCCGGGCGACCCGATTGCCAACGCGCAGGCCGAGGCCAACGGATACACCGTGGTCCACGGCGGTGCGATGTCGAGTGGCATGTGGGCAAACGTCAGAAAAGGTGGCGCGTTGCTCCCTTCTAGCCGCGTGTTCCCGACGCCGACTGCGGCACAACGGCAGGCTGATGCGGCGGCAGGCGGCGGCACATGCCCAATGTGCGGTAAGTAGATGACAGGCTCATACCCCGGCGGGCGCGTTGCCCGCCGGGGGGAGCCAGCGGCCAAGACATCGGCCAATCCCCTGGAAAACGAGTGTTCGATTTTTTCACTGGACCCTATTGACACGGTTTTCCGATAGCCTATGATGAAGGGGTCAACGCGGCGGACACCGCGAGACGGACTTCAAACGGAGAACACGGCCATGAGCAATCGCAATGCAAGCTGGATCAACAAGGACGGCATCGAGGTTCGCCGCTACCGCGGGGCAGAGTACGCGGTGCATGACCGCGGGTGCTACCTCGTCGGTCAGGCGTCGGTGCCTGAGTTCGGCAGCGTTGCCGAAATGAAGCGGTACATCGATGACCTCATTCGCTTCGACCGCAAGCCGTGGGACGCTTGCGGCTGATTGTTCGGCTACCTCACCCCCGCCGCACTGTGCGGCGGGGGTCCACGGACTCAAGACACAAGGAACACGACGATGCGACACAAGAAGTTGACGAGGCCGAGCAAGGCACAGTTGACTGCGATTGGCAAGGTTGACTCAGAGTGCAAACGGCTTGGAGCAAGCTGCTGTAAGCGGCCGCACGGTATCGCAGACAGAACGTGGAGGAAGTGCTACGCGATGGGCTACATCGCAACCGTTGATCGAGACGGCAACACGCCGCTGGTGCGAGTCGGTTCTCACGGCATGGGCTGGGTGTCGCAGTCTCCGAAAGAGCCGGGTGCGGAGGCGACCATCCGCGTGCCTGCCAAGTTCTTTGAAGACCACGAGGAGCGTGATTGCGAACCGTACTGCGATCCGGTCAAGCGGTCGAGCCGGTTCGTCTGGCTGCGGCCGAATGACCCCGGCCTCGACGAACTGCTCGACGATGCCCGTCACTACGCCGAGCCGGATCAGTTCGGTGAGTGGGGCAGGGAGAACAGCGGGATTGTGCGGTCGGCGGCTGCGACGGTCGCAGCCATTGAGGCATCGCGGGCAATCGCCAACGTCTGACTCTTCAGAGACTCGTGCTGCGGGCGTTTCGCAGAGCGGGTCGGGGCGATGACACTTCAACGGAGAACCTGACGATGACCACGACCCCTGCTACCGAACAACTCGTCGACCACGCCTGTGCCAAGGCGATGCAGTCCTGCATCTCGCAGCTGCGTGAGCTTGGGTGGCTCGACTGCGACATCGAGAACGAAGTCGACGCCCTGCTGCCCATGATCCGTGCCGAAGTTCACTCGACCTTCCCTGCGGCCGTCGAGCAGTTGAACGAGGGCTTGCAGTCGGCCGCTCGCAACTACGCGATGGTGCTGTTCAACCTGGAGTTCGTTCTGGCTGGCAACCGTGCGGCTCGGGCGTTCGACGCTGCTGCCAAGGCCGCTGCCGAGGAACTGCGTGACCGGCGCTTCTGCATCAAGGCTCACGGCTGATTGTTCGGACTTCATAACCCTACGCCGAAACATCGAGGACAACCGTGAACGACTCAAGCACCCGCGAGTGGAAAGCCACGCACACGCTGACGCTCCCCGAAGGCGGGGTAGTCAAGGTGATGTACGACCCGCACGACGACGGCGGTCCTGCATACACGAAAGCCGAGTGGGATGCCCTCGACCTCGCGGATTTCGACCGCGACGGCGAGGGGCGTTGGTGGAGGAACGGCAAGCCGTTCACCGGCAAGGTTCGGCAACTCAAGAAGCGTGGCTGACTGCCAGCACGACACGGAGAAGCAAGATGGCGACAGCGAATGAAACGATCGAGTCTGGTCACGCACTAGATGCCAAGCCAGCCAAGCAGCCGCGTGACGCTCTGGCCGAGGACATTCGCCAAGCGGTCTACCTTGCGTCTGCCGGGATCGTGACGCGCGAGAGAAAACTTCGCGTAGTGCTTGATCGAATAGCAGCCGCTGACTTCTTGATCGAAGACCTTGCCGCGTGGATCACAGAGGGCAAGCATCGCCCATACCGGCAGCGAGACTGATTGTTCCCCTACCCGAACGGAGAGACAAGCGATGGCCACGAAGCGAGAAGCCAAGGAACCCCGGTGTCACACGATCTACTTCATCCACTACCACGAGGAAGACACGCCGTCAGGCATCGTGCAAGAGTGGTTCACGACGTTCGCCAAGGCGCAGCGGCGGCTGCGGAAGCTCAAGCTGCAGGACAGCGAGGAAGTCCGGGCGATGAGTGTCCCGAGGCCGAAGGTGGCATTGACTCAGTGGCTCAACACGTATGCGAAGGTGGGGTGACAACGTGCAGACCTTTCTCCCATATCCAGAGTTCGTCAAGTCGGCTGCTTGCCTCGATACGAAGCGACTCGGAAAGCAGCGAGTCGAGGCGAAGCAACTGCTCCTCGCACTCGGCGTTCCGGTTGGTCAGCACGAAGCCAAGCCGCAGTCCTCGTGGCGGAATCATCCTGCTGCGAAGATGTGGCGTGGGCATGAGTTGACCCTGGCACACTACGGCTGCGTAGTCTGCCGCGAGTGGATCAATCGCGGCTACCGCGACACGCTGTTGTCGCAGTTCAAGGGCGCATACGAGTGGCTCCAAGGACGATTCGACCAGCGTCTCGGCCGCTGGGTCTGCGGGGTCAATGACACGGGGACGACGTACCCGAACTGGATCGGCTACGGCGCCTTTCACGCCAGCCATCGCTCCAACCTGTTGCGAAAGAACGCGAAACACTACGGGCAGTTCGGATGGCGTGAGCCAGCAGACCTACCGTATGTCTGGCCGGTGGATGTCGAGGTGACGGCATGAGCAAGAAGCCGATCGCGAAATCACTGCACACCGATGCGGAAGCTGAGTTGCTGCTGCTCGGCGCGTTCCTCGTCGGCACGAACCACTCGGCCGCGAAGGTCATCGCTCGGGCGCTCGACCGTCTCGCCAAGATGCGGCGTGAGAATGACCGTCTTCGGGCGGCTCTCGCCAAGGAAAAAGCCAAAGCCAAGGTCAATGCAGGAGGATCGCAGTGAAGTCTTTCGACACGATCATCGTCGCCTTGTCGCTCGTGCGGCTCGGCCAAGAGTTGGGGTCCGACTCCCCGCTGGCCCGTGCCGTCGCCGCGCTCATCGACGCGGTCGTTCGGACGGCCGGTGGCGGTGGCCCGTGACCGCCCCCGGAGGCTCCTCCCTTGCCCCGTAGGGGTCGAGGCCGGTTCGGGGGGGTAGAAGTCCGGTCGGGGCCGGTCGGTCCTATAGGGGCAAGCAGGAGGGCGAGGGCGAAAGTGAGAAGAACCCGCTAAAAACAAGACCCGGCGAGGGCGGAAAATTATTTTCTAAAGCCTATTGACACAGTCTTCCGATAGTCTATGATAGGGGCATACCGGGGAGGACACCTCGGGGGACTTCAAAACGGAGAACACGACCATGACCAACAAGCAGCAGATCGAGTTTCTGATCCGGGCGTCCGAGAATCGGATCGCTGAGGGCGAGAAGCGGCTGCTCGACGCCGTCAACTCGATCGCCCGCGAGGCCGCGAACGCCAAGCAGTGGGTCGAGGACAAGAGGGGCACCAGCAGCCTTGGCTGCTTCGCTAGCAACTGTGCGATGCGGGCTATGGAGATGGCGACCATCGCGGCCGAGGTCGAGCAGCACAAGGCCGTGCGGCAGAGCATGGTGACCATGCTGGAGATGCTCCCCGGCTGATTGTTCGGATACCCGATCCCCCTCACCCATTTCAACGGAAACTTCACAATGACGACTGTCAGCATGATGGACGACGCAACAAAGGCTCGCATCGCTGCCCGGATCGCTGCTCGCAAGGCCACCGGCATGACGGCCGAGGAGTTCAATCGGCACGAGGTCGAGACGGCCCGCCGCGAGGCACAGGCGAAAGCTGCTGCTATTCAGCAGCAGCTCTGCGACTTCATGAATGAGTCGCTCCAGCGAAACGGTGGCCGGACTCGCGCCTACATCAACCGCCGGGGGCAGGCCACGATTCGGTTCTACGGCTGATTGTTCGGCACGGCCGCGTTGGCCGTGTCGCTGGACTGATTGTTTAGGTTTGGAAACACTACTCAAAAGCAACGGAGAACAGGTCATGAGCAATGCGACGATGGACAACGGGATCGTGAGCAAGGTCAAGAGCGCTTTCAATTTCAGCGTGGACCGATTCCCACTGGCTGGACCCGATGGCATGAGGACGCCGTGGTACGCACTGTTCCGCAGCGACACGCAGGAGGTCGTCGGCCACGGCAGCGTGAGTCAGCGGTACGTCCCGCACACCACCGACGATGTCCTCGCTCTGGTCGAGGCCGCGTCCGCTGCGTTCGACGGTGTTGCCGACGTCCAGTGCGGATTCCGCAACGGTCACTTCGTCTCCATCCAGCCCACGGTCGAGCATCGCAAGGCCGTCTACGGGACGGCTGACAACGTGTTCCCCCGCATGATCATCAACGCGGGGTACGGGGGGCAGGCGTTCAAGGCGAGCATGGGCTACTGGCGTGATGCCTGCTCCAACATGCACATCATGCGGCAGACCAAGGGAACGACCGTGTCGATCTGGCACACCGGAGGACTCCGCAGCGAGATGGACACGCTCGTCTCGCAGTTCGCCACGCTCAAGGAGTCTTGGGGCAACCTGTCGGCACTCATCGACTCGCTGGAAGCTCGCCCGGTCCAGATGGTCGAGTTTCTCAAGGCGGTCTACGGCGAGCCGAAGCGTGAGGAGGGGAGAGCCGCGACGATCCACAAGAACCGCACCGAGGCCATCTTCCGCCGACTCTACAACGAGCGCGTGAAGACGGGTCGCCCCTCGATGGGCAGCGACTTCACGGTGTCGGCTTGGGAGGCGTTCAACGCGGTCCAAGGCTACGTGCAGCATGAGGCGTCCCGTCAGCGTCGGCCCGACGAGATGGGGCGTGTGATTCGCTCGCTCCGTGACGGTGCGGTTCGCCGTGCCGAACGGATTGCGATCGAGATGGCGGTCTAGTCCCCCGCTGTCTGTCGCCGGGGGGCAGGGTTTCTCCGTTCCTCCCTGCCCCCCGGCACTTTTCAAAGAACGGAACGCACGGACTTCACCACACCCCAGACACGAGGACAGACCCATGGCCGATGGAACGACCGAGAAGATGACCGGAGACGACGAGGCTGCAGCAGCGATCGCAGGCATGATCGAAACCTACGGGGCGACGGTTGCAGAGGGTGCCTGCATGTACACGGTCTACGTGAGTGACCGCATCGAGACAGGAAAGGGCGTCACGCATTGGGTCAACGAGTATCCGTGCCTCGGTCGGTTGCCCGGAAACGTCGCCGTCCTGCGGCACAAGTTCGGTGGCCCCCCGTTCCTGCGGCAGATGGATGTCCTGACCTACGAGACACGGGAAGCCGCACTCGTCGACGTCCGTGATCAACTCACGGCGATCCGTGACGCGATCACGAAGCAGATCGAGTCGGTCACGGCCGAGGTCCGCTCCCTCTCGACGAACGAAGGGGGCTGATCGTGAACACGACCATCAAGCTCACTGATGACGACGACTCGCTCAGCCTTGGACAAGCGACGGTCGAGGTGTTCGTGACCTACGTCGTGCATCCCGGCGATCCGGGGTGCCGGTACACGGCCAACGGAGACGGTTGGCCTCCCGAGCCACCGGAGGTGGAGGTCGTCTCCTGGCGGCTGCTGCGGGTGGTCGCTGGAGGTGCCGATGTGGTGGTCCATCCCGAACTGTTTGTCCGGCTGATTGTTTGGGTGTCCGATCGGATGGAATCGGACCGAGAGACGATTGACGGCGAACTGCTCTCGTTTGCGGAGGACAGGCCATGACGCGACCGGGTCACATCCTTGTGGTCACGCCCCAAGCCGTGGGCGAGTGGTGGTGCGAGGCTGTCGAGCGGGCATCTGCTGGCGGCTACGTCCCCCGGCAGCACCAGACGAGGTTTGTTGATTGGCTTGGCGACAAGCCGGGGGCGATGGCTGCGATCGGCATGGGGGGAGGCAAGACGCTCTGCGCTCTCATGGCGACAGGGGTGTTGAACAGACCGGCACGGCCTCTCCTGCTGACGCAGGGAGCGACGAAGAAGCGAGCCGAGAAGCTCAAGCAGGCGATCACGGTCGCCGGTTCTACGCCGATCGTCGCCGTCGCCAACTACGACGCAGTGTGGCAGGGCGAACTAGGCAAGGCTGTCGCGTCTGTTCCTTGGTCGTGGATCGTCCTCGACGAGTCGCATCGGGCGAAGTCCCCGACCGGGCGGGCGAGCAAGTGGCTGGCGGCGTTGGCGGCGAAGTGGCCGACCGCACGGCGGCTGGCACTGACAGGGACGCCGATGCCCAACGGCCCACTCGACCTGTATGGGCAGTTCCGGTTCATCCAGCCAGAGGTGTTCGGGCCGTCATACGTCCGCTGTCGGTCGCGTTTTGCCGAGGTCAACCCGATGTTCCCGAGTCAGGTCAAGCGCTACATCCGCCAGGAGGAGTTCGCCGCGATCACTGATCCGTGGATATGGAAGGTGGCGACCGAGGACGTCCTCGATTTGCCAGAGGAGACGCACCAGCGAATCACGGTGGACCTGTCACCAGCGACGCGGCGGTTCTACGACACGCTGGAGGAGGAGTTGGTCGCAGAAGTCGCGTCAGGGTTCGTCACGTGTGCGAACCCGCTCGCCCGCACGACGCGTCTGCGGCAGGCGACGAGCGGGTATGCACGAGTCGACGAGTCTGAGTCGGCAACGCTCATCGACGGGATGCCAGCCAAGCGGCAGGCGCTGCGGGATTGGCTCGACGACTTCGACCGAGCAGAGCCACTCGTGGTGTTCTACGTGTTCTCGTCTGATGCCCGCGAAATCGAGGCGCTGTGCCGCGAGACGGGACGGCGGTACAGCGAAGTCAGCGGCCGAGAGAAGACCTTGGCAGAGTGGCAGGACGGCAAGACCGACGTCGTCGGTGTTCAGATTCGGGCCGGTGCGGAGGGTATCGACCTGACGAGGGCCGCGCACGCGGTGTTCTACAGCGTCGATTGGTCCCCCGGAGTCTACGAGCAGGCTCTGCGCCGCATCCGGCGACCGGGGCAGCAGTCGAACTGCTGTCACTACTACCACCTCGTCGCCCGCGACACGATCGACGAGGCGGTGTACCGGGCGCTCACGACCAAGAGCGACGTTGTTTCGTCCGTGATGGCACGACTGCAAAGCCGAAGGGAGGCGGTGGCATGATTCTAGTTGGAGACGTTGTCATGAACGCCGAGACGCGAGCCATGGCGAAGATGATCCGGGCGAACCCGCGAGTGTGCGGCGACATCCGGGTGCTGCTCGACGAGGGGCTGGACATCACGCGTGTCGCAGCGCGGCTCAAGCACCGCGTCTGCGAGGAGCTTCGCAAGTGCATGGCCGAGATGGACGAGTTCACGCGTGCCGCGATGGCGACGGCACTCCGTAGCACAATCGATTGGCAGGCGGTGGTTCAAATCGCGGCGATCAACCCGGAGAACAACTGAAATGAGCGTGGGAGACGATGTAGTGCCGGTCGAACTGTGCGACCTGCTGGCCGAAGTGGCAAGGCTGCGCGACGCCAAGGCTGCGGCCGAGGCGTCCCTCAAGGTCGCCAACGAGACGCTTGAGCGGATGGAGCGTCTTGCCCTTGAGTCGCTGGGGGCCAGCGGCCTCGACGGCTGCAAGGTCGCCGGTCGAACGTGGTGGATGCAGGAGTCGCTGAGGCTGTCGGTCAACGCGGGGCAGCGTGAGAAGGTGCTGGAAGCGGCGAAGAAGGAAGGCATTGCAGAGGAAATCACGACCGTCGCCACGGCCACGCTCAAGGCGTGGCTCGCAGAGAAGGCGAAGGCACGTGGGCGCGAGAAGGGCGGCTCGTTCGTCGCCGGGACCGCGTTCGATGGGTTGGTCACGGAGTTCGTGGAGTCGCAACTTCGGAGCAGAGCGCTCTGACGGCGGCTGATTGTTTGGGTTTCAGAAGCAAAGGGCAGAGGTTATGGCGAAAGGTTCAAGTACGGCGATGACGACGGCGACGGGCAGCACTTCGCTGTCGCGTGTGCCAGACGTCGATGTGACGCTGTTCCCGGCACTTACGCCGGACAGCGACATCGCGGAGGCCATCGAGGCGAACACGCAGGGGCGTGGCTTCGACCTGTCGGCGCTGGTGCGCGTGAAGACGCCAGCGGGAGGCGGGAAGACTTGGGTGTATCTCGACTCTGGCAACAACGAGGTGGAGACGAAGGCCATCGAAGGCATCCTCGTCTACTACGGTCAGCGTGGCGTCCTGTGGGGCGGCGAGGACATCCAGAAGGGCAAGCCGCCGGTGTTGGTGTCCTACGACCTGCGCACCGCCGAGCGTGTCAGCGATGACCTCGGAGACATTGATCCGGTCGCCTTGGAGGCGTGTCGCATTGGCGACCGGCTCTACGACTGGAACAAGCTGCCGTGGAACAAGGACGGTAGTGGTCGCGGCGGTTTCGGCCGTCGCTGCAAGGAGAGTCGCGTCATGGCGATCTTGCAGGAGGGCGAGGCGTTTCCTGTGATCGTGTCGGCTGGTCCCGGCAGTCTCAAGACCGTCGCGCCGTTCGTCACGAGGCTCCCTGTCGCCCACTTCCGGGCGAAGGTGGCGCTCACGCTGGAGAAGGCGACGTCGCAGGGTGGCATCGACTACTCCCAGATCGTCCCGCGCTTCATCGGGCAGTTGTCCCGTGAGGCTGGCAGTGCGATCCGACGCATCTACACCGAGCCGCTGATGGCCGTGGAGCGTCAGATCGAGAACGAGGATTGACCGAGAGGCTGGAAGGGATTCCGGCCGGGGGGCGATGCCCCCCGGCCGGTTCCGACCGGAGGGACACACGTGGCACACACACCGCACGAACGGACTCGACACATGAGCATCGGATCGCTCTTGGGAACCTACGACAAGGGGTGGAAACTCGTCAGGCTGTACGGCGTCCGCGAGCCTGACGTTTGCACCTGCTGGAAGGGCAAGGACTGCGGGACGCCGGGGAAGCATCCCGCTGGCGGCGACGGCTGGCAGATGCGGGCGACGTCAGACGAGGACGAGATTCTGTCGTGGTTCGATGGCGATGCGCCGGTCAACGTCGGCGTTCTGCTTGGGCCAGCGAGCGGCTTGATCGACGTCGAGTTGGACGGGCCAGAGGCTGCTGCGGCGTGGTCAGAGTTGGGGCTGGGCGAAGTCTACACGCCGACCTATGTCGCCGGGCGAGGGCCACACCGGCTGTTTCGCTGGGACGAAAGCCTGCCGCCGATCCAAGTCAAAAAGCTGCGTGGCATCGAGTTTCGATTCGGCAACGGTGGCCGAGCATCGCAGAGCGTGATTCCGCCGTCGACGCACCACAGCGGCAAGGTCTATCAGTGGGTTCCGGGGTTGTCGCCGCAGGACGTCGAGTTGGCACCGATCCCAGAGAAACTCCTGACGCTGCTCTGGAACGACGACGGCAGCGGCATCCAGAGTGGCAACGGCAAGAAGCCGTCGCGGATGCTCCTGCACGATCCGGTTCATTACGGTGGCGACGGGCCGGGGAGGAACAACGAACTGCATCGCTTCGCGGTGCGCGAAGCGTTCCGCAGCGGGCCGGACATTGATCGACCGCAGGAGCAGCAGGACTTGCTCGCCAAGTTGCGGGCGATCAACGCGACGATGTGCAAGCCGCCGCTGCCGGACGACGAGGTTGTATCGGTGGTCAGGTCGGCCATCTCGTTCGCCCGCAAGACGCACATCTCAGGCCACGATCCCGAGAGCGCCATGGAGGCGGCAAACCTTACCGAGCGTGGCGATGGTCACAGCACCGAGGCCAAGCAGCAGCGCGACGCGGGTGAGGCCGGTTGCGAGCAGCCCGAGGGGGGCAAGAAGCAGCGGAAGGCCGCTCCCAAGAAAACGTGCGAGGCGTTCACGGCCAGCGGGTTGTCGTTCGCACCGCTGACACCCAACACGGACAGCGAGCCTGAGTGGGGGCCGGGGGATTGGCAACTGACCATCGTTCATTCCGACCCGCTGGAGTATCGACTGCATGTCCCCGCGTGGAAGCAATACACGACCAACCGATCTGGCAACGTCTCGCTCACGGTGGATCAGTACCGGAGCGCGACGAAGGTTGCCGCTGCGGTCCTGGCGGCGACCGGCAAGATCATGCTCGACGCCGAGCCGAAGGCATGGCACGGCATCTGGGACGGCGGGCTGAAGGTTCAGGACTACGCGACGAGCAAGACGCCTCGTAGCCGCAGGACGCAGGGGGTCAAGGCGAAGCTGCTGGAGACTGCCGAGGAGGAGTGGCCGGGGGCGTCTTCCCTTCGGTACGTGGTGCTGGCTGGCTGGCTCCACGATCGTCTTATGCAGGCGTCACAGCCGACCGACGAGGATATCCCTGACCCGACCGGACGGGCCGCATGGAGGCAGGACGGGACGCTGTGGTTCATTTGGGGGAAGGTCTGGGAGGACATCGAGCGGAACCACAAGGTCACCGAGGGCGAGCGGCTTGCCCTCAAGCGGCGGCTGCTCGGGAGCCTTGGCGCTCAAGACTTCCGGCACGGCCGGTTCCGCCATCTAGGAGACGCCCGCAAAAACTACGTCGTCTGGACACGGCACGAGCTTGCGGCACTGGAGTCGATGGCGATCGACGGGGCGGGCGACGACTGAAATCCCTTCTCTATAGGGGAGATTTCGAAGAGGGGGTCAGTTGGGGTCTTTTGGAGCGGGCTTTCAGTCCAAAGGCGTGTTTAGCCTGAAAAACAAGGCACAAACGCAGGACCGAAAAGCGGTTACGAAACAGGCTTGGCCCGAAAAGGTTTTCGGTCCGGCCGCGACACAAGGCGAGGAGGCTTGAAGATGGGCAGCTTGGGCAAACCGGCGGAAGTCGCTCGGCTCGTTGGCGGTGCCGGGACGGGCAAGACGACGGCGATTCTGGGCAAGATGGAGATGGCTCTGGAGCGGCTCGGCGGCGACCCCCTGCGGCTCGGGTTCGCGTCTATGACCCGTGCGGCACGGGCCGAGGCGGTGGGGCGGGCATCGAAAGCGTGGGGCGTCTCCGAGGGGCTGTTGTCCAAGGAGGGGTGGTTCCGCACGGTCCACAGTTGCTGCTACAGGCTGCAAGGCTTGGCTGGGGGGCAACTCCTCACCGACAAGCAGGCTGACCTGGAGTGGATCAGCGAGGCCATGGGCGTGAGGGTGCAGGCGTCCATCGACGAGGACACCGGGGCGGTCACGTTCAGTGGCGATCCCGAGGCGTCGGCGGCACTGAACTGCTGGGCGTTGGCCCGGTCGATGCTCGTGCCGGTCGAGTTGGTGGTCAGGAACCAGCGCCGCGTGGACGACTCGCTGCCTGACTTCGCCAAGATCAAGCCGATGCTGGATCGGTACGAGACGGCCAAGCGGGTTGGCGACCGGATCGACTTCGTAGACCTCCTCGCCGCGCAAGCCGGTGTCGTTTTCAGCGTGACTGAAAACCCCCATATAAAGAAAGGGAATCTGCCCCCCGTCCCCGAGGTTTCCGCGTGGCTCTTTGACGAGCAGCAGGACGCCTCGCCGTTGCTCGACTTGGTGTGCAAGCGGTTCGTCGCGGCGCCGAGCGTGAAGTGGTGCTACGTCGTCGGCGACCCGTTTCAGAGCATCTACGGATTCGCGGGGAGCAACAGCGAGTGCTTCATGGGGTGGTCGGCCTCCAAGGAGCAGATCATGCCGAAGTCCTACCGCTGCCCTGCGCCGATTCTTCGGCTAGGCGAACAATGCCTTCGGCGGATGAGGCGAGGGTACTTCGACCGTGGCATTGAACCGGCAGATCACGACGGTCGCGTGGATGAGGTTGGCGACCTCGACGAGTTGGTCGATCGGATCGACCCGAGGGAGTCGTGGCTGCTGATCGCCAGAACGCGCTACCAAGCCGGACGCATGGCGGCAGCGATGCACGGACGCGGCAAGCCGTGCCGATGGACGAATGCCCCTGACGGCCCGACGCACCGCTCCGATGGATTGCAGGCCATCTTCAAGCTGGAGCGCGGCGAGCCGATCAGCGGTTTGGAGTGGAAGCGGGCAATCGAATTGCTGCCGAGCAACGGGATGCTGTCCCCCGGCGTCAAGCAGTCGATGCTCGTTCGCGGCACGAAGAAACGATTCTCGTCCGAGGACGAGGTTGCTCGCTGGGACTTCATCCTGCCGTCCGATCTTCCGAGCGTCGGAGCGTCCCCTGCCCTTCAATCCGCCATCGCCAGCGGCGCGTGGGAGAAGCTGGTCGACCACGCCGAGACATGGCGAAAGCAGGCCAAGTCGCACGGCATGGAGTTAGCTGCAGAGCCGAAGTGCCGCGTGGGGACGATTCACAGCGTCAAGGGCATGGAAGCCGACAGCGTTGCCTTCCTGACGACGACCTCCAATCGAGTCCAGAACGGCGCGGAAGACGAGCGTCAGCACGACGAGGAGTGTCGCATCGCCTACGTCGCCGTGACGAGGGCGCGTCGCAACCTGTACGTGGTCAACGAAGGACGGTACTCGACTCCCAAGATGGAGGTTCTCTGATGCTTGACAGACAAGTTGAAATCATCGCCGCACTGAGGAATCTCGGCATCACCGCGTCTGTCCTGGCAGACCGGATTGCGGACTGCGTCAACGAGGTAGACGACCGAATCCGCATCGAAGAGTTCGTGCGGAAGGAGTTGTCTTGGGTCGACAAGCTGATCGACGGACCAGCAGAGCAAGAAAGCGAGTGATGCCGACCGGCGCGTGGCCTGTTGGCGAATGGCATGGTTCTCAAGAAAGGGTCTGAAATGAAGATTGTTCGTGTTGCCTTGGCTGTGGTTTCTCTCGTTCTCGTCGGTGCGTCATCGCAGGGTGCGATGAGCAGGACGCAACCGGCCGCGAAATCGACGGCCGTGGCGCGTTGGTGGCAGCAGACGGTGAGGATCACCTACGCCAACGGTTCGTGGGAGTACGGCTACCTCCGCTGGCACGGTCATGCCGACTCGCGGACCTCGCCGACGGTGTGGGTGTTGCTCAACGGCTCGACGCAGCAAGCCGCGTGGGCGCTCGTCGGGGCAAGGATTGAGGTGGTCGGGGTTCCGTATCCGGGGTGAGTCACAACAGCGGCATTGCCGCAAGGAGCAGCGATTGATGTCTAAAAACAAAAAAACACCGAAGAAGGGTAACGATTCGCGTTCCTACGTCTCGCCATTTGAGCGTCCGCAAGATACGACCTGGAACATTATCAGTCTCGGAGGCGGGGTCCAGAGTTCGGCTATGGCATTGATGGCTGCGGCAGGAGAAATCACGCCGATGCCGCAGGCCGCGATTTTTGCCGACACTCAGGCCGAGCCAAAGGAAGTGTATTCGTGGATTGACTGGCTTGAAACGCAGCTTCCGTTTCCGGTCTATCGGGTCACCAAGGGGTCGCTGGCAGAGAAGGAATTGTCTCTGCAAGTCTCACAAAAATCTGGGAAGCGATATAAAAGCAGCAAAATCCCAGCCTTTGCACGCAAGCCCGATGGCGGCGTAGGACTTCTCGGAAGGAAATGCACTGCTGATTTCAAGATCACGCCGATCACTCAGCGGGTCCGCGAACTGTGCGGCATCACGCGCGGCCAGAAGACTCTGTCAGTAACTCAGTGGATCGGCATTTCCTACGACGAAATGGCGCGTGCGAGCGCCTCGCAACACCCGTGGTGCCAAATGCGGTTTCCGCTCTTGGAGACAGGAGCTACTCGCGAGGATTGCCTAGCGTGGATGACGAAGCACGGGCATCCGCGCCCCCCGCGATCCGCATGCCTGTTCTGCCCATTTCACAATGACGCTGAGTGGCAGCGGATTCGTTCTGGAGACCCAGACGAATGGGCCTACGTCCAGCAGTTTGAGCGCGACCTTCAGAAAGCAGCAGCGCAGTGCGAAGTCATGCATTCAGTGCCGTTTCTACATCCGTCATGCATTCCGATCGCAGACGTTGTGCTCAAGCCGAAGGCTCCAAAAGAGGGCGACAAGCAACTCACGATGCACGAGCTGTGGAACGACATCAAAAATGACTGCTCTGGGATGTGTGGGGTCTAAAAGGCGGCGAGGCCGCGGGAGGGGTGACATGGACCACGCTTGGTGCAAGGACGTTGCGAG